CGCTCCACGGTCCAACACGTCAGTCGATCGCTAGCATCCGATAAATCAACGGTTGCCAACTCTCGATCCAGGGAAGCTTGCAAGACCATACGGCCTGATTTGCCCTGATCCTTGAAATCAATGAAATGCGTACCGAAGTGCGCACGACACTGATCAAACAAGAATCGCAATAACAGCTGCTGACACCACTGATGTGATGTCGGCTCCGCTGCTATCAACCGAGGACCTTTTGCGGTCTTCGGCACGGCAATCAACCGTGCAGCCACCTCATGATTAGGTGGATGGGCCTTTCCACTTAGCGGTGTAGTACCGCATAGGTGGAAGGGGAAGGCCTGGTCGAGCTTAGCTGGCCAGTTGGGGAATTGGGATTTCTCCCAATTCTTCAACCTTTCAGCCACTGCTCCAGGACCATGTCTGAAGCCGGAACCATGACCCTCGAGATACAGAACGGTAGAATACCAATCTGCATCAAAAGGATCAAAAGTCCCGAAGATCAGGTCAGCGACTTGCTGAATCTGATCGAGGAGACGAAAGTCTTCCACCTTTCGCTTGGCGTCACCTGCTGTGCTCTCCAAAGAGAGTAACAGACGATGATCAGCCAGCGGGGGGTAGATATAATCAAGACTTTGCACAAGATGTACATTGTCCAGATTATCCAGACTATCGTCAACCCCAGAATGAACCAACCCATGATCTAACCGACCTGTTTCTTTGGAAACAAGATCAAAAAGATCACGAGAATCACAGAGATCGCGACCGTAATGATCGAAATCTCGGTGACGTAACCTCCGCTGAACGTTTCCGTCAGTTGAGGAGGAAGGTTCACTTCTGAAGCCAAGTTCGTCGTATTCCCACCCGAGGGTGGGCTTACGGAGCTTGCGTTCGATGTCATGGTAGTCCCCCACTTTCGCTTGAGTGCGACTGTGAGAGGGCTTCACCTCTATCCTCTTCCCGATTGTCAGAAGACATCTCAGGAAGAATAGAGCATTGACATCTACCTCATGCTTCAGACTGGAGTCTACTTCGAAGATTCGTAACCAGAGGCCCGAGAATAATCTCGGCACCTGGATCCTCTTGGACACCCTCTGCGAAAGAGGGCCCTCGAGGCTGAGACGTCCCGTTTCTAGGGCACTCAATAAGAGTGCTTCTAGAGCCGGGAGGTCTAAGGTCCAAAGACCTAGACCAATCTTCTCCGTGTAAAGGGTGAGCCTATCCAAATCTTTGGAAAGACTTCCCTCTAACTCCGGGTATGCCATCCGGACATCCGTAAGGATGCCAGATGCGACATGGAGTAGAGCACTTTCTTGGCTTTTCATGTGTTCTCCTATTCTGGAAACGCATCCAAGTCAATGAAACCCGCTCACCGTCACTTCGAGTTCTCAAGCTAAGCCCGCGGTGGGTCTTAGCTCTCGAAGTTCATCAATTTGTCGATGTTTGCGCTCGTAAGATACGCAAACAGTCCCAGCGCGACGTTACGCGGATCAACAAGGGTATCACCCCGCTGATTCTCGATAACGGCGTAAGTCTTTCGAACAGTCGAAAGAGTAGCTGGAGCGACCGGAAACACCGTGTGGATAAGTTCGATGTTGTGACGATCAATCGTCACGCCACGCTTCTTATCCAGGTACGATGTATTCCGAATCGCGAGGCGATGTTCCTCAGTTGCAGACCGGAGAAGGTACTCGGAAGAGTACTTATCTTGGTTGATGCGAACGAGGTTCTTCGCCACCGCATTGATGGTGACGACGGCAGGATCATTAAACATGGTTCTACTCCTTACTCACTTTCATTAGGTTGATGATAAGAGCAATACTACGCCCTCATTATCGCTAATGAAGCGAGTATGCCCATTTGTTTCCCACTGAGAAATGGGAAATGAGCAACAAGAGCCGGAGCGACACTTATGCGTGTTCGAACTTCTCTTTCCCAACTGCCACGAGAACAAGATGTTCCCGATGCAGGTGCGAAGTAGTCGTTCCAGTACGCATTAAGTATCTGGTGTCTGATGACCGCACAGGTCTTCAGCTTAGCTGGTATGATGTTCCTATGGGCATTAATATAATCCCCAAAAGAACCACACCAATCTAAGAGCCACGACCAGGGCATTGCTTCCCAAGCTGACGCCAACATGTCTACTGACAATGGTGACGCCAGTCCAAGAACAGCCCGTCGAGCTACACTACGTAGTTCCTCATCAGTCTCCAACTTAAAGATATCGTTCGACATGTCCGGTTTCCACCGGCAATGTCCCGTTATCCTAAGATGGGTCGATCTTTCTATCCCAACGTTAACTACTTCGTTGGTAGAGTTCAGTCGGGCTACTTCACCCGTGCTGGACTTGATCGATTTGAAGAGTTCTACGGTCCGCCTGTAGCCACCAGGGTTATCTCTAAGCCTCTTGATAACTTTGACACGTCTGTCGACATGTTCATTGAAATCAGTCAGCTTAAAGAGATCTCCAACCAGCGGTGCAATTCCGAAATGATATCGGAGATTGTTGCTGGCAATTGCCTTATAGACACCTTTACCTATGGTGTCCTTTAGCAATTGAGAGATATCGCCCAGTTCGAAAAGCGTCGCCGGTATGTCCACTATTGGACGTGACGGCGAAGTACGCGCTGCAGCTTTCGCGGCAGCAGCGCCATTCGATGGTGCTTCAGGAAAGTCGTGCTGACCAACAAATAGTGGTCCTGGTAGGTTGCTACCTACCCAGTTCTCGAAATAGACTCCTTTGAGTCCAGCCGAGTTCTGTAAGACTCCACCTTCATATTTCCATCTATCGATGGTAAGAGGGTGACAGTCCCCAGGCGCGATCTCATCAGTACACGTTTCCGTGTGCCTGCTAAGATATCCCTGATTGGCC